GTAAATTGGTCTAAGTATTCCTGTAGATGTTTAACAAACATTATTGACTTTATAGGATAGTTACCTTAAATTGTCAACTATGGGATTACCAAAGAGACTTACAGAGATGCAACAAAGATTCGCCGAGTTTTTAGTATTCGGTGGACCTGAAGGACCAATGACTCAAACAGAAGCTGCTGTCGCTGCTGGGTATAGTCCTAAACGTGCAAGGCAAGAAGGATCTGAACTTTGTAATCCTAGACTATCACCACTTGTTGTTAAATACATTGGTGAATTAAAAGAAGAGAGACTTAGAAAACATGAAGTGACTTATGAAGGTCACGTTGCAGAACTTGCTAGACTTCGTGAGGCTGCTTTAAAAAAAGGTTCTTTCTCTTCTGCTGTAAACGCAGAAGCAAATCGTGGCAAGGCAGCAGGATTATACATAGACAGAAAAATAATAAAAACTGGGAAACTAGAAGATATGTCAGAACAAGAACTAGAAGCAAAGATGAAACAACTTTTAACCGACTACGGACAGATAATTGATGTGACTCCTGAAAAGAGTGAGTCCGAAGACTCACCCCCTCGAATCGACTACTCCTCAGAGTCGTCATCTTCATCTGATTGATCTGCAACAGATAATACGATCTCGCCGTCCTCGACTTTAATTTCGATTTCATTGTTTTCGATCATATCTTTTACAGTGTCTTTAATAGCATCTTGTAATGACATGTTTAGCTCCCTATAGTTTAGTTATTTTGGTAACCCATGGAATAGGTATCATAGTCCTATCACCAAAAGTTATACCGTCATCATCTTTATCATAACTTGCAAATAATTTTATGAATTTTTTATTTTTTTCGTATAACCAACCTTCATTAACAGGTCTTGCTAATTTCATCTTATCAAACTCTTTATCAGTAGCCCAGCCCGAGTCACTGACACAGTCAATCCACTCCACTCGAACTCTCGGATAAGGTATATCGGGAGATACATCAGTTGCGATTCTTTTACGTCTTTTCCTAGGCATATAAGTTTATATCACAGATTTTTTTATTTAAAATATGCATTCGCGCGCGTGAACCGAAATTTGATGGTACATTAAAAAGTGTACCAAAAATAAAAAGTGTACCAAAAAGTGTACCACTTTCAGCCTTATTTTATGCTGAAAAACAGTCAAAAGTACACTTGGACACTTTATTTCGGAGATAAAAAAATATTTTTTGTGATCTGTCACAGAATCTTATAGTACAGTTTTATCTGCCTTATTTTGAACACAATATTTCCTCATTACGGACAACTTTTCTTCTGCTTTGCCTATCTTGCCCAACAAAGTGTCAACCTCACCTGTAATATCCACGTGTTCCGGTATTACTAGGTTGTGCTCCTCGATACATTGTAACTTGTACAATGCATCTTCAATCTCTGCTTCGTATCTCTTTAGAAGCGTTCTAAACAACTTATCGTTCATCTTTCCATCTCCTTTTAATTATTTTACCATGCTCATCTTCGTACAAAATCCATGATTTGTAACCGTCAAAATAGTAGCCATGTAGTAGTTTTCTTTTTACTTTCATTTAAAGTCCTCCGCTTTCATTGGTGTTGTTCTCTCTTTTTCATCGTAAATTAGGTCATAATAGCTGTCCAATCTTTTTAAAAAGCTATGTTTATAGCGCCTTAATTCTGCCCCACTTACGACAAATTCTTGATAATATAGGTCAGGCGTGCATACCATGATAACTCCTTGTTCAATGTTTGATTGGTGAACGTAGTCATGGGCCATGGCGTATGCTGCGATTTGCAAATAATAATCTTCGATCCATTCTTTCTTCTTCGGACGGTTAGCTTGTTTGAAGTCAACAACAGTTTCACGATTGTTATGTAGACAGACAAGGTCTGTTGAACCTGCGTATAGACCCGGATAGTATAACGTAACTTCCGACCCATAGTATTCTTCCACAGGTGTAAGACCCACGTCAATAACTTTTTGGGCCATGGCTTTCGCCTCCTGTCCGAGTGCTGTAAGATCATCGTAGCCCACTCCTGTGATATAGTTTTCCAGGAATTTGTGCATAGCTGTCCCCCGACTACTAGATACATTTTTGATTCGTTCTGCTTCTTGTTCTCCAACTTTAGCCTTCCAGTCTTTTAAGAATTGTTGATTTTTGGTTTTGCCTAATATCGTAGTCACACTAGGAAGTCTAGCACCATTTACATCATAGAGCCGTGTTCCTTGGTCCTCGATCCGTGAGGCATTGACATAGGTATACTTCTCACTCTTCTTGATCTTTCGACCAATATTATGGTATTCCTCAATGTCTTTATCATCCATCATATTTTATTTTTCCTTTACTTATCAAGTGGTCTCCATCAACCAACATTATATTATGTTTTAAAGCATATTCCTTAGCACCAGGTGAAAATTTAGAAAAAGATATAAACATTAATTCTTTATCTCCTTCAACCTCCTCATCATCGGCCCCAGCTTTAAAGTCTCTCACAGCACCTGGAGGGATAGGTTTTCTCCAATGTTTACATTGAACCAACAACGTTTTTACATTACCATGTTTATCTTCTTTCAAAGCTCTTACATCTATACCACCATCAACTGGATTATTTTTATAAACTTTCCAACCATTTTTTTCTATAACTTGGTGACAATATTCTTCAAAACCTGCAGGACTCATTTCATTTATTTTATCAAACTCAGATTTTTCAGATTTAGTGTAATAAAAAATACCATTTAAACTTTTAGATCGATATATAATCTCTCTTTTAGACATTCCATTCTCACCATACTTAGACTCTTTTACATAAGTATAGTTGGGTGGTATGTAAACATCTAGTTTTTTAGCGAGTAACATTTGAACTTTTGATGACTTATAACCATCAGGAAGTTTACGAACGTGTGCACGTCTAGACCCTGCAAAATTTCTATTTTGTTTTTGAAAATCATTTTCTTTTTTAATTTGTTCTTTTGATCTATCTCTTTTGTAAGATACTCTTGGAAGATAAACATAGTATTTGGTGTTAGTGCTTAAACCTTTCGGTGTTCGATAACCAGAAAAACCTAAAACTCTATCTCTTTCAACAACTACCTTAAAATCTCTAATAACACAGGCTATTTTCATATACATATCTTGCATGCAAGTCATTGAAAAATCAGGAGATAATTTAAATTTACTATACGCAGTGTAGAGAAAGTCACATTTCTTTTTATCAAATATTTCACTGATGTACCTTTCATTTTTATCAAGAATTGTAATATATATTCTTGATTCATCTTCTCTAAATCTTAAACCTTTAAATATTTCATCACCTCTTATTTGAAAATAACCCGAATCATGAAAACAATAACCAGTGGTTTGTTCCATGGCCTCTTGTAAAATATGTTTTCCTTCAAATTTAAACTCTTCAAAAATTTTCTCGTTCGTAACTTCGGGGAGTTTTTGACTCTGTACTACAAATCTAAAACTATCCGCAAACAAAGGGTCTAACACATCTAATTCATTAATTACTTTACCATCTCTAAACATTAACGGACATCTTTTGTGTTGATGCATACTCGCTGAAATAAAATCACATAATTCTATTTCTCTCCAATATAGTAAACAATCTGTTTCACTCATCTCTTCAGTGTCTATCGATTTTCCCGCAAATGACATCCCTTCATCTGTATTTAATAAAAATATATTAGCTTTTGACACTAGGTAATTACAATAATCAGAACACGTCTTTAATGATTTTTTAAATAATTCTGAATTAGGTGATACGTTTAAACTATCAGAAAGCATAAATTTATTATAATCTTTAAAATTATCAATGGCTGATGACACAAATTTTAAATTTTCTTTTTTATCTAAATTACCAAAATGTGCTATCCCACTAAAAAAATTATTATTATTTTTTTCTTTTACATTTCTATTAATCATATTTGTTAAAATTTGAACACTATTGAATAATTCTAGTAAGGAGGCTTTCCATCCAATTGATAATAATTCTTTTTTTGAAATTTTGTTTAAATTCATGAGAACTTCAAATCTTTGAGGATCATTTTGTTGTTCTATTATAGTCTCTATAAACCAATTTGCTTCTTCAGTTACTTTCCAAAAGTCATTAAATAAATAATTTTTTTTAATTGAAGATTTATGGTCATATCCAGCTAATACCCAAGGTTTATTTAATAAACTTTCTAAATTTAATTTTCTTAATTTATGTATATTTCTATTTACTGAATTTTTTCTTATAATTATTTTAACACCTTTAGTTTTATGAACATCAGGATCTATGATATACAAAACTAATTGATCGTCAAAACATTTATCATTCCAATCTATATCTGAATTTGCTCTTAGTGTTTCTTGATTTATTTTTAATATTTTATGAATTCCTGATATATCATCTTCATAATCATCTCGCAAAATCATCATCATTAAATTGTTAGCTTTTTTCTTTACAAAGGCATGTCCTTTTATAACTAGTAATAGTCCATCTTTATATCTTTTAGCTGTTAAACTTTTTTTATAAACAGGTTCGTCACAATATTCATCATAAGGTATATTAACTGATGGAGGTTCGTATAAATTTTGAACATCTCCTTTTGCCTCCATTACTGCAGAATTTGCTCTATCATAAGCTTCAACATGGTTTCCTTTAGCACCGGGTATTCTAAAATATAATATTTTAGCTTCAGGTCTAATGTTGTGGGTGTTGTACTTTCGTATTGCGAGGGAATCTATTTCTTTTCCGTCATGTTGCCAAGTTAATTGAGACTCTATGTATAATCTAGTTTTATAATAATTATTTTCTTTGTCAGTTAAAATCATTTTAGATTTATCCATCATCATTCTAGCTGCTTTTTGTCTTTCTTCATCTGTTTTAAGATGATTTATCTTGTTAGTATATTTTTTATTTAAATAATCTAATTTTGTCTCTGTATTCATTCTAAGTCGTCAAACCTTCTTTTAGATCTATGTAGTGATCTATAAACCTTTCTTAATATCAAAAAGGCTATGGCTCCTCCTAATGACAAAGCCACAACACCTACTAATAACATACCAAACGCTTGACCTGGTGTCATAGTTTTTTCTTTAACTCCTCTAAATAATCCTCTTCTTCTTTTCTATTCTTTTCTCGAACGATGGCCGCTTGTTTACGCCACGCCCAACTGTTGATCGCACCAGACCAACCCATAATCCATAAGTATATTCTTAACATCATTCTAAACTCATCACCTTTCTATAATCATCTAAGTTTATTACTTTACCATTCATAATTTTATGTTCATCGTAATGGTTCATGACCTGGGTAATCTTAGGTAGTTTAGTATGCGCCCAAGGCCATATTAACAAACACACATAGTATGCATCTCTAAAGGTACAACGCCATCGGTATTGCATTAAATATGGTGTGCCGTCTTTTCTTTTACCCTTTCTTGGTTTCTTGGTCAATGTTCCAACACCCAATACCTCATGCACCCACAACAATACAGATTCATCTGTCATGGTTATCTCCATGCTGATCCGCATAGAGTTAGACATTCTATGTCCAGGTTTACCTCTGTGTTTCTTTTTCTTTTCTAAACCACGTTTGAAATGTATAGACCCTTCACCATCAAACAAACCTGCAATATATGCTCTATCAGTCTCTGGAACCATTTTGTATAATCCATTTAAGAGTTGACGTTGCCGGATCGAATCCATCAAACTCTAGTTTAGTGCAACTTGTTAG